ATGAATTATAAGATTATCAACTGGAATATTATAGATATCTGTGAAAGATGTCCTCCAGAGAGACATTTACCAAATGGTCCAAAACAAAACGTGTACATTGGTAAAAATTTACCATTAAAAAATTTGACAATAGAAGAATTCAATATTCTTCCAGATATAGAAAAGCCAAAATGGGATCTCATAGAAAATGTTCACCAGGGATGTGCGAAATGTCCTCTGTTGCCTGTATGTAAAACGCGATTAGCTAATAAGTCTCCTGAAGCAACTGGAGGTTTTCATAAACCCATAGTATCCGTTATACAGTCTTTCCTAGAAAATGATCCAGATTCTGCTGAAGCCCAGCTTATGTGTTGGAAACCCGGCAGTACTGGATTGGTTTATCCTAGATTTAGTAAAACAGAAAATATCATCACATTAAAACAAGCTTGGGAAACTTTATTTGGACCTACAAACAAAGCCGTTAATGAGCTTATGTTACTTCATGCGATGAAAAATCTTGGAATACTTTTTTATGCTGGAATAGACTGGGGTTATGTTCATGATACGACTTTTTTGATAGTGGCTATGATTCCAAATGGTGAGGTATGGCTCATGGAAACATACGCTTCTCCAGGATTGGAATTTGCAGATCAACTAGAGGTAGGAAAGGCTTATAGGGATAAATATACAATACATAAATGGTTTGCCGATACTGCAATGCCCTCTAATCTAAAATCTTTCAATAAAAATGGTATGAAATGTCCTAATTTCAAAAAAGATGTACTGGGTGGTGTGGAGGCTGTACGGTCGAAGATATCATCTGCAAGTGGAAAAAGATTCTTTAAAATCATACAAAATGAATCCAACAAAAAAGCTATAACGGCTATTAGTAAACACAGATTTATTTTGGATGGGCAGGGAAATCCTACTATGAACCCGGATGATGAAAGAGGGGTGGCTGATATCTGTGACTCCTTACGTTATATCGGTCAAAATTGTTTTCCGGTACGAGGCACCCAAAAACCAGAGGCTGTTTGGATGGATAATCACGGAAAACCTGTAAATCCACACGATCCAGAGCAAATGGCCGCAGCGGAAAGGGCTTCAATTCATCAGAATCAAATGAAAGAAGAAATAGCCAAAAGGGTAGGTGGAGAGCCTAATGTGATATCGTCTGGAAAAAAAGGTGGGTTCTATTTTACTTTTTGATATCCATAACTTATAGCGTTTTATTAGTTACAGAGCAATCTTAATGTAGGACTTTATCAAAAGGGTAAAAAATGAGCACATTCAGTTTCTTAGTATATCTAAATGCATATTCTGATCGTAAGTCAACAAATTCCCCTGATCGTGGCAATTTTAAGTGGACCAGGGATGTTAACGGCCTTCCGGTGGGTGGTCCTACTAGCCTAGATTTCGATTTGGCGCCTGGAGAGACCAAAACCCTTGTCAACGGCGCTAGGACCCTTACACAAGACGGTACAACGGAATATAGCATAGCTTTGGCCCCCTTTTCGACTACCACTTACAATTTTTCATGGGTAGGCGGTACAAACCCGACTTTTAGGACTTCTAGAACGTCTGGCGCGGACGCCACTACTCAAGTAACTGTTACTGTTAACGGAACGGTAGTCACGTTCGCTTCTACTGGTGGCACCCCATTGAACTTAATTTCTGGTGGTGTGGTTGTTGGGGATTATGTTACAATTGGTAATCTTTTCAATAACTTAAATCAAGGACAGTGGCAAATCATCTCTCTTACCGCTACAAGCTTTAGCGTAGTCAACCCATTGGGAGTAAATGAGGGACCATACATACTAGGATCTGGATTTGCCAATCAGATTAATATTTATAGTGCAGCTGGCGTGCAAGTTGGTGATACTCTTCAGATTAGCGGTGGTTTTTCTCCAGTTACTCAAGGATATTATACAGTTACTGCAGTTACAAATAACTATTTGCAGTTTTCTTCAGTTGGTGTTTTGCCCGCAGAAGGACCTATCACCACTGAAAGTATTGCTGTTTTCTCCAATGCACAACGTTTTATCTACCTAGAATCTAATCAACACGTAACTATGATAGTTAATAATGTAGCTGGTAATGAAATCAATCCGTTAGTAGGGAGTGTTAGCGATATCACGCCAGGTATCTTTTTGAGAACATCAACTGTGTACAGTTTGACTGTCACCAATGTGAGCGCTAGCAACGCTAAGCTATTTTTCGCCGCAGTAGAGTAATATGAACGACACTACAAACAATGATGTCAGCAAACAACTAGCCGATGCGGCGAAAGCTGCTCAGACTATTTCCGAAGCCAATAAAAGGGGCGTTGTTTTCTCTATGGGGCAATCTGCTGACGGTGTTTTAGAAAAAGCAGGATATGAGCCCACTAATCCCAATTCGCAATTGATGTATACGCTTCAACAGGCGGCTGGAAGTGCCAACAAGAAAGCTCCCAGATTAGCTTTTACTGAAAATCCAGCACCTACCGATAACTACCTTGGTTTGTATAAGTCCAAAAGACGACTTCTGCCCGATGAAGTTCTTAAGCAGATTCGCCTTCAAGACCATTTAGTGGCTTCCATCCTACGTGCTCGTGGAAGTACGATGAGCCTTTTTGGCCATCTACGAAAGGATCGTTTTGATGTAGGTGTGGAATTATCGTTAAAACAAGAATTTTATGATGTTTTGACTCCAGAACAATATGAAAAAGTTACGGAGCGCATGAAAAAGGTCGAACGCCTGATTCTTAATTGCGGCCATACTGCTGGTCTAGAACACCATGATAAAATGACTTTGGCTCAATTCATGGATATTCAAACCCAGAATGGATTGAACTTCGCAAGATTCGGAACAGAAATAATTTACGATAGAGAAGCAGAACCAGATGAAGATGGGAACTATCCTTTTCATCGTTTTAGACCGGTAGACGTTGGTACTATTTATAAAACTGTTCGTAAGGGTGAATATATCGGAAACACCTTGCGAGAAACAGCTATGAAGATGCTGGAAAGCATCACTGGTGATAAACCCAAGATTGATCTGCAGAAGTTAAAAGAAGATAAATATGCTTGGTTGCAAGTTATCGATGGCACTCCACGTCAAGCATTTACTCACAGAGAAATGTTAGTTTACAATCTTTTCCCATGTACTGATATCGAAATGAATGGTTATCCAGTGTCTCCTATTGATACTGCGGTTAGCTCCATCACTACCCACATTTCTATTGATGCATACAAGAAGCTTTACTTCCAAAACGGTAGAGCCACAAAGGGAATGTTGGTTATTAAATCGGATGAAGTTGATGAATCAGTCCTTAACAACATCAAACTTCAATTCAATGCTTCTGTAAACAACGTTGCTAATAGCTTCCGAACGCCCATATTCGGCCTTGGGAAAGAAGACAGTATCGATTGGTTGCCATTTGCTGGGGAAGGTCTGCAAGATCGTGAATTTGAATTTATGTACGATCAAATTGCTAGAAATATCATGTCCGTATTCAGCATGTCTCCTGATGAACTTCCTGGATATAGTCACCTTTCTCGCGGAACTAACAGCCAAACGCTTTCTGAATCAAATAATGAATTTAAACTCACAGCGGCTAGGGATACTGGATTAAGGCCTTTGATTGCAAAGTTTCAGACATTCTTTAATCAATTATTGTTTCCACTCATAGATCCACTGTTGGCCAAAATCTGTGAAATCAAATTCTGTGGAATTGATGCTCAATCCAAAGAACAAGAATCTACGCGTTTACAGCAAGATATGTCTACCCACATGTCTTACGATGAAGTCTTGAATGCGGTAGACAAAGATGCTGTTGGCGAAATGATGGGCGGCTTGGTTCCGTTCAATGAACGATATCAATTGATTTTAGACAAATACAAAAACGTTGGCGAGATAATGGGTACGTTTTTGGGCGATGCTTCTGCTATGGTAGATCCATTGCTTAGATACAAACGCGATCCATTCTTTTTGCAATGGTTACAACTTGTAGCACAGGTTAATCCTGCAGCTGCACAAGCTTATTTTTTACCACGTCCATTTGCTATGGATATACTAAAAATGGTAGTCCAAGATTCATTAGAGGAAGAAGATGAAAAATAGTCAACTGAATTACAAAAGCAAATATCTTGAACTACGTTCCAAGTACATCAATGATTTGGATACTGCCTTTAGATTAGGCGTTGAAGAAGGCATGAAAAGTGCTCAACAGCAACAGGCTATGGACGCACAGGCTCAAACACAAGAAGCGGAGATGGCTCAGGCGCAAGCCATGGGTGCGGGTCAACCTGGAGAAGAGGATGGACAGCCTGGAGAACAATCTAGCGGAGAACAGCCGGGAGAGAGTGGTCAACCTGGCATGGAAAGTCAGCCTGAACAAGGACAATCACAACCAGGTATGGAAGGACAACCTTCTGAACTCGATCAACATATTGGAAAGCTAGAAGGAATGCTTGGTCAAAATACAGATCCTGAAATTCAAAAGAGTCTGAATGAAATCAAAAATCTCAGAAAGGCAGAAAAGTTCGCTCTGGAAATGAAGAAATCAGAAAAAGCTATTGCCGGTATAGCTAAGGCCTTGCATAAGCCAGGTTTCAAGCTAAACGCGCTAGCGCAGCATAATTTGTCCGATAGTGCCAAGAAATCTGTCAGCATGCAGCATAAAATCGTCAGCGATATTATGGAAAAATGGGAAAAAGAAGAAAACAATGCATCAAAAGATATCACCAAGATTCTCAATATTGAAAACCTAATTAAGGAATAAAAGTGTTTGGCATTAGCAGTAATAGCAAGGAAGCTCTAGGCCAAACCGTAGAAGATATTTTCGACCGGATAGCTCTTCAGCTATTAGGGAACATCCCTAAATTACAAAATAAAAAGCAGCTAATACTTTCATACCAACCTAATTTTGGCCTACCTCATCTGTTTGTACAAGGGATGGCCAATAAAGCTCCCAATGAAATTGAAAAAGATGTGCTAAAAAGTATGCTTGAAAGTGCTTATGGCTATATCGAATCTCTTAAAAACAAGACCAAATCAGACATCACAGAGCAATTAGATGGTCTAGCTAGAGAAGCCCGCCTAGGAAAAAGAAAGATTTCCAAGGAAGAAGTGCAGTCGATTCTTAATAAAGAATTTAAACGTGCCAAATCCCATATGGCCGCCATTGCAGAGCAAGAAGGAACCAAATTTCGTAACCTGGGAAGCATGATGGATATCGCACGAGTTTCATCTTCTTTGGGCGATGCAGATCCTACTGTTTTCTTTGTGGTTGTTAGGGATAATGTCCTGTGTAATGAATGTCGAAGATTACATTTGATGCCGGATGGTGTTACGCCGCGTCTATATAAACTTTCTGAACTCAAGCAGGGATACCACAAACGTGGTGAAGACAGTCCGTCAGCCTTCGGTTTGCATCCTCACTGTTTTACTGGAGATGCTAAACTGCACACTTCGATTGGCTTGAAAAGTTTCAAAGAATTGTATGAATCTCAACAATCTGTGGAAGTATTTGTAGATAATCGTGTTAAAAATAGAAGAATTGGAAATAATCAACATGGAGAGCTAATTCCTGGCAGTGTTTGGTTAGATAGACATGCAAAAGGAACGACAAAAAAGAAAGCTGTTCCCATATATGATACTGGCAAACAAGAATGTTTAAGTATCACCTTATCTAACGGT